CCCTTCTACTACGAAGGGGGTCAAAGACCAAATGGAGCGCATGGAACAGAGTGTGGCACGAGCCATCGGTGACAGAGCTGGGCGAGCAAGAATGAACGCAAACGGTTCTCTGAAATCAGTCTACCGCCCGGTTTGCAATCTGATTATTACAGCAGAAGAAGCGTTCAGCAATGTGGGCGAAAGTGCCATTGCTCGTTCTATCTCCTGTGAGTTGAGACCGGGTGATGTGAAATTGCCCGAACTGACGGCAGTACAGCAGAGAGCAAGTGAGCTGAATGAGTGTATGTCCGAGTACATTCAGTATGTGATTGCGAACTGGGACACCATTGCAGAAAAGCTCAAGCCGCTGTTTCTCGAGTTGCGTAATAAAGCCCAAACAGGCGGTCACGGACGTTTGGCAGTTGCCGTGGCTCATTTGCAAATCGGCATGACTGTTATGTGCGATTGGCTGGAATCCGTCAATGTGCTTACTTCCGAACAGAGTGCCGCACTCAAGGCGCAGTCGTGGGATATTTTCCTTGCACTGTCCGCAGAGCAGAACCGCCGTATTTACGAGGAAAAGCCTGTAAAGTTGTTCCTCAATGCAGTTAAGGAGCTTTTAGACCGGGGCGAAATCCGTTTCTCGGATTTGACAGCAGAATGTCCTTCGTACAAACCTGTGGGCTATGCTGACGAGTATTTCTACTACTGCTACCCCGACACGATTTACAGCGAAGTGCGAAAATTCTATGCCGCACAGGATTTGAATTTTCCACTCGGAAAGACAGCTTTATTTCAGCAGTTGGCAATCGACAAGCTGATTGAAACCGACAAGAATCAGACCACTAAAGCCAAATGGATTACTAATTCAAGCGGCAAAAAGCGTTCTCGCCTTTTATGGTTGAGAAAAGACGCATTAGAAGACAAGGAGGAAAACGAATAATGTCTACGACAGGAAAGAACCCCGCTCAAAGTTATCTCGAAATGACCGAGAGCATGACCGCAAGCAAGGAAAAAGGGCTTGTAACCAATAGAACACGAAGCAGTGTTTATAAGGTGGAATCTGGCGAATATCAAGAGAACAAACTTCGGGAACTGATTGCGGCAACTACCCCAAAACTGGTGGAAGCCGCTACGAAAGAAAAAGTTTCCCTTGAAGACATTGAAACAGTCAAGGAGCGGACTATTATGTATCTTCGCGCTTGTGAGGAAACCGGAACATTTCCAAGTTCTATCGGTCTTGCTCGTTCATTGGGTTATTCCGACAGAGCATTGCGGAATTGGCGCAATTACAAGTCAGACACCGAAACCGCCCAGTGGCTTGAGATGTTCAATGAGACGTGTGCCGATATTCTTAACCAGTCCGCATTGAAGAACAATGCCAACTCTATTTTTGCAATGTTTATTGATAAAGCATTATATGGGTTTGTCGAGAAAAACGAGTTGGTTCTCACCCCGAATAAACCGGGATATGAGGAAGGAGCCGCATACAGTGCCGAGGACATTAGAAAACGCTATATGGCTGATGTTCCGGCAGAGGACTAAGGAAGGAGGTGTGAGGTATGGGAAGAATCCTTTTTAGGCAGTTCTACACAACCTTTGTTGAGCAGTGTTTTCATGTGGTCGTTCGCAAATGGGCGCACACTGGGTTACCGAGAAAATGGTACGAATTTAGCACAAATTGGATTGCTGGTTTGTCCGAAGAAGATAGAGCATTTATCCAATTCGTGTTTGGTTCGGATTTTTACAGCACCGCCGAGGGGCTGTCTTGTTACAACCCCAGTGAAGATTACGGAATCAAGCGGAAGCGATTGTACGAGCTTGAACGCCGCTTTGCTGTCGCTGGTGGCTTGATTGACGAAAATCCGAAGTCCGGCAAGTAGGAGGAATGTGCATATGAGGTTAAGAGAACATTACACCGAGTTGGTGGAGCATTTCTTCCGAATGGCAGTACGACACATTGAAGTGACCGAAAAGACCCCTCTTGATTGGTTCAAGTTCACACAGAATTGGATTGATAAGCAGTCCGAAGAAGATAAGAAATTTATCCAATTTGTGTTTGCGTATCAATTCCGGGACACGAATACAGGTCTGTACGGTTTCAGATGTGCTGACGCTATGTCGGAAAAGAGAATCCGTTTGGCGGGTCTCGAAAAGCAGTTTGCTATGGACAGCGGATTGATTTGACCGCTGTCTGTGGAAATAAACCGGGTATACCACCCGGAAAAATTAAAGGAGGAAATCAAAATGGCAAACAAAATCACTTTCACCTATGGGGGCAAGGTATATGTCCTCGAATACACCCGCAAATCCGTTGAGGAAATGGAACGCCGGGGCTTTGTTGCAGAAGATGTACTTACAAAGCCGCTGACTGTTCTGCCCGAGCTTTTTGCTGGTGCATTTATCGCCAACCATCGTTTCACCAAGAGAAAGCTCATTAACGAGATTTTCTCGAAAATTGATGATAAGGCTGGGCTGGTAAACTCTCTCGCTGAAATGTACAGCCTTGTTATTGACGAGTTCGTGGACGAGCTTGAAAAGAATAACAGCGATGTGACGTGGAAGCGTATCTAATCATTCGATTCTATCCCATAGAAAGGAGGGATTTTTATGAGTGATGTCACTGTGGAAAGTCTACAACTCGAAGTGCAGTCCTCCGCTGATGGGGCGGCAAGAAGTATTGATACGCTTACCTCCACATTGGGGAAACTGAAAAGTGCTACGAAGGGTATCGGGCTGACAGGTGTTGTGAATCAAATCCGAAACCTCGATTCAGCACTGAAATCTGTCGATGGTTCTTCCGCTGATAAAATCGACAAGTTGGCAACCAGTTTGTCGAAGCTCAACGGACTGGGGAGCATTAAACTCTCCTCCTCTGTTGCAAATCAGCTCAAGAACATTGGCAGTGCCGCCGCTTCGCTGAATGGCGTGGACTTTTCCAGTATCGGTAAGCTCTCGACAGCACTCACGCCACTGGGGAACATTGGCAAGGCAACCGGGTTGAACTCGACCTTTAACGCCTTAAAGAAGTTACCCGATGTGGCAAAATCGCTGGCTGGTCTTGATTTGAACAGTTTCACCAGTCAGATTCAGCAGTTGTCCAATGCACTCGCTCCACTGGCAAATCAGCTCAATACTGTGGCTACGGCGTTTACCCGATTGCCTACGAATATCCGGCGAGTGGTTACGGCTACGAACTCTTTGACACAGACAAACAGCCGGGCAAGCACCAGCTATATCAATCTGTGGGCAAAGTTGCGAATGGCTCGTGTAGCGGTTCAGAGCATTGGAAACACGATTGCTTCGTGGCTTCATACCTCGAACCAGTACATTGAAGATATGAACCTGTTTAACGTGGCATTGGGCGAATACGCTTCCGAAGCACAGAAATACGCAGAGCAAGTCGGTGAGGTGCTGGGTATCGACCCGGGTGAGTTCATGCGTAACCAAGGTACGTTCAATACGATTATCAGCGGTTTCGGTGTGGCAAGCGATAAAGCATACCTCATGTCCAAGAACCTCACACAGCTCGGCTATGATTTGTCTTCATTCTTCAACATTACAGTTGACGATGCAATGCAGAAAGTCCAGTCCGGCATTGCTGGTGAGCTTGAGCCGCTTCGTAGACTGGGTTATGACCTGTCCGTGGCAAGACTGCAAGAGGAAGCTCTTGCTCTCGGTATCGAGAAAAAGGTCTCTGCTATGACACAGGCTGAAAAGTCGCAGTTGCGTTACTACGCAATTATGACACAGGTAACGACCGCTCAAGGCGATATGGCTCGTACTCTGAACGCTCCGGCAAACCAGCTTCGTGTGTTACAGGCACAGGTTACACAGTGTGCAAGAGCAATCGGCAACCTGTTCATTCCTATGCTCAATGCCATTTTACCGCCTGTAATTGCAGTGGTAAAGGTTTTGCGCTCTCTTATCGTTACGATTGCTGGATTATTCGGTATCAACGCTGCCAGATTCGGGGATATGTTCTCTGATGTATCTTCTTCGGTTGGTAGCACCGCAAGTGGTTTGGAAGATGTCTCTGACGGACTGGGTGACGCTACCAAGGCGGCGAAGAAACTGAAAAATGCAATGCTCGGTATTGACGAGCTGAACATTATCTCCCCGAACGATGATTCCAGCGGAAGCGGTAGCGGCTCGGGTGCTGGTATGGGCGGTAGCGATTTGGGTATTGACCTTCCCACATACGATTTTCTCGGCAACGCTGTTTCTTCCAAGATTGACGCTATTGTCGATAAGCTGAAAGAATGGCTCGGTCTCAATGAGGAAATCAATTCGTTGTCTGACCTGTTACATACACGGTTGGGACGAATCTTAACCACAGTCGGTGCTATTGCATTGGGGCTGGCGGCATGGAAAATCTCAAAGGGTGTGCTTTCCGCATTGAAATATATGCAGAATCTCAAGAATTTGGGATTGGATAATGCGTTCACTATCACAGTTGGTATCAGCTTGCTTGTCACAGGTGTTGCCCTTGAATGGGCTGGAATCATTGACGCAATCAAGTACGAGCTGAACAAAATGAACTTTGCTCAAATCATTGCCGGAGGGTTGCTTACCATCGGTGGTAGCTCGATTTTGGGTAAAGGCATTGCTGGCTGGATTATGTCCTCGTTTGCAGATAGCTCCATTGCGGCGGCATTGACTACGGCGGCGAGCAATCTCGGTCTCGGGACTGCAACGGCGGCTGGTGCGGCTATCGGCGCTGGTATTGGTGGAATCATTGCTGGTATTCCGGCATATTTCACTGGTATTTATGACGCATTGAAGAATGGTCTGAACTGGCTGAATGGTCTGCTTATCCCGGCTGGCTCTACTGCGGCGGCGGCTGGTATCGGTGCTATCATCGGTGCTTGTGGCGGTCCGATAGGTGCTGGAATTGGTGCGCTGATTGGTCTCGCTGT